TCTAGTATCTGTTTCCTCAATGATGACTACTTCACCACTACAAGTGGCACTAGATGTAACAGTCGTAGAAGCATCGCCACCCATTGTGACAATCCAATTTACACCATTAGCACCTGAAGTAGCAGTCACTGTAGCTGAAGCATCCTGTACTTCACCTAAACTTGAGCCAAATGTACGTAAACCGTAATACGATTCACCATACTCAAAAGCCATTTACTTAATTAGTTAAGTGTAATGTCTAAATCACCTGATGGCACACGAAACACGTCACCAGTTTCAATAGTCTTGTTTGACGATAGTGCCGCATAAGCCATTAAGTTACCTGATGATGAAGCATCGTAAACACCAACGTGTGTTACTGTTCCATAGTTTGCTGTAGCTGTAGGAAATTCTACTGCCGCGTTATTAGACGTAGTGTTACCTGATGTTGTAAATGCAACTGTTTGACGTGCATAACCACCACCAGTAACCTCAGTAACTGAACCTGCTTCGCCATCTGCTACTGCTGTAAATAACGCTAAGTATTTTGTAGATGGAGCTGTGTAAGCCGCACCTGCAAATACGTGGTCTAATATTTCTGTTTCTAAATAATTGGAAAAACTCATACTAATCCTCTCACTTTAAGTGTTAATCCTGACCCACTATAACGAGCTTGGTCAGAATATTCATTTAATCTAGCAACTGCGGCAGAATACATCTGCGCCCAAACTGCTACCCTTTGGTCTTCTGCTAAGTAAGGTGCTGAGTGTAATAACGCTCCATAGAGATATACATCAGGTGCTTCTAGCAAAAGCCAGTTATCTGAGTTACTACTAAGGGATGGTACTTTCTGATAGTAAAGCAACTCAAAATCTGTGTCGTTTCCCGGAGTTGGGTACAATTGAAATTGTCCATCTGCGTGTGTGTACATTATTGGTGTTCCTGTGGCATCACTTTGAGCTTGACGTTTGTCAGCCATAGCATCTCTAGAAACTAAATTAACTACTGTAGTTCCTGTGCCTGTGAGATGTAATCTTATTGTTTCTATCCAATCAGCAGGAGTTTGCATATACTCATCGCCACTTGATTGTTGACCACTAGACCTTGCTTCCATCTTAAAGTGTCTAATGTCTCTGTTTATCTGAGCCTCAGCTAATGTAATGAAGTCAGGTATTACTGCTGTAAGGTCATCTCTGTTTAAAAAATCAGCTATAGACGCTTTGAGTTCTGTGTAATTAGATAAAGCCATTAGAAACGACCTCCTCGTCTCATGTAATCATATCTTTCATCTTGCACAGCGTAACCACTTAATGGCGCTCCTGTCAGACCAGCCGCAAAGTCTGCTTTTTGTTGGTCATTCATTTGAGACATCATCATTTCAACTCTAGCTTTTTCTTCATTAGTAAGTGCCGCGAATTGTCTGTTAAATTGATTACGGTCTACAACAGTTGGGTTAGGATTCATCTCTCCAGTACCAGCATAATTCATGTCAGAGTCATTCATTAGTGAGCCATCAGGCATTCGGTGCATACCAGCCGGTACTACATCCGGTACTGTTGGTGTTCTACCGGGCATTAAAACTGGGTCTCTGTTCATTGTATTAGCTAAGAACTCTCTTTCAGCCGGTGTGTCTAAACCTCTAGCTCCTATTCCTAGATTACCTATTGTGTTAAGTGGCTCTTCTTGTCCGTAAGCAGTAATACCTTGCATGTCTCGCATTCTTTGAATTGCATCACTACTTAAATCATCACCAGTAAATGTATAACCTTCTGTATTACCATCTACATCAAACGTATAACTGTTTGTATTTTTATAGTTCTTTACTGCATCCATTAAACCAGCGTCAGTATCAAAACCATCACTATTAGTTGCATTTTGTAAGAACTCGCGTTCTGCTGGAGTGTCTATGCCTCTGTTACCCTCCATAACACCGCCAGTTAACCCCTTATATTTTTCTGTTAACATTGCAAGGATTTGGTCAAACGACATGTCATTTGGATTATGTCCGGGAACGTGCGCCATAATGTGTCTCCTGTTTAATTAAGCGTAAGTATATCATCTCTTTTCTTTGTAATCAATTAATCTAACAATCCCCTTTTGCTTAGGTTCATTAATACGTCATGTGTGATTAAACCAATAGGTGGATTTTGCATAGTTAATTTTCTAAAGTCACTATCTGTCATGTTTTCTGCTGTCATTGGCGAACCATCTGCTTTTGTGTTGTCAAACAAATCTAGAATACTAATGTTGCGTTCTTTCTCAGGCAATATAGAAACTGGCTGACCTTTGATAACTGTGTCATAAGCTTCTGTTATTGGTTTCTCTTTACCTATCAATTCTTGCATGTTAAGTAACCCAACATTTTGTAGTGTGCCTTCTTTCTTGTTTAATTGTTTTTCGTCAGCGTTTGCTAATCGTGCTGTAGGATATGACACTACACCATTGTTTTGACCTTTGACTAATTTACCACCTATGTCATAGTCAACACTTCCTCTAGTACCTCTACTTGTTCTAAAGTTTACATCAATGATACGAGCTATCTCTTTTCTTTCAGAACCTGTTGTGCCTTCTAATGGATTCTTTGAATTAGTACCACGCCACTTTTTATTAATAGAGCGTATATAAAATTCACCCTTAGAATTCTTAACACTTTCTTTTGATGTAGTTCGTATAAGGTCATCTAATATAGCAATCTGTTTAGCGTCTAAGCCATTGATTGCAGAGTTAAGCATTGTTTGGGTAATGGGATTACTAAAGTCTGAACCTGTTGGTGACATACTAAATGGTAATAGCAATGGGTCTTTCTTGTATAACTGTCTTGCTTGATTAGCTGATTTAGCTATTTTGCCTACAGCATCTTTAGCAGACGCCCACAAGATACCTCGGTCTACATTTTCAGGTATCAGCATATGTTCTTGACCACCAGTCCTTCTGACTCCTTTACCATCAACTACAACACTAGCGCCATTAACACTTGTAATTATTCCACTACCAGCAGAACCATCCGACATAGTGCCTACAAAAGGATAGCCTTCTGAATTTACAATACTTTGTTCACCGACAATTATATTGTTAGTGCCTTGTAATTCCGTTTGCACATCCATAACACCTTTCTGAAGTCTGTCCTTATCTGACTTTCTCGTAGCAAACCTTGCGTCTATTTCTTGACCAATAGTTGAAGTAATACCTATTCTGTCACCTGTGTTTTCAGTAATAGGAATGTCTTGTCTTTTTAATATCTTTGAGGTGTCAGTAGAATACAAGACGTAATTGTTAGCTTTAGGGTTAGCTCTTCCTTCAGCCATTGCTCTTTCGTTACCATCTACATCTACAAATTTTGACCCCGGTATACCGTTTTCGTATAAATAAGCAGAAGCCGCTTTTTCAGCACCAAACCCACCTACTTTATCTGCGAACTCTTCTGTTAATGCGTCATAAAAATCTGCACCTGTATCCGTATCTTTCATACCGTTTTGGCGCATCAATGCTTGGACATTGTCCGGTTGACCTGTCAATGGTAATTCTCTACGTATCATTCGAGATACAGCTTCATCGCTTAAATCTATTTCATACAATTGACTCATAGCAGTATCAAATCTATCTTCTACATCTCTCAGGATTCTATTCGCTTCTGCCATTTGTGCTGAGTCTTTCTTAATGTTAACATCCTTCATTAATTCTTTACGAATTGTGTCCGGATAAACACCTGTTGCTAAGTCATCCCATATTCTAGTTTCAAGTGGCGTGTTAGTCTCAATCTCAGATAATAGTTTTGCTTCTCTCATCATATCAAAATCATATCTAGCAAAGTTTTTACCGGTGTCTTTGTTTTCTGATACATATAGACCATGACCCTGACGTTTAGTGCCTGAGTTAGTACCAATCTTGTTCATGTCCATCTTTGTAAAGATTGCACCTTTCTCATTACCTTGAAAAACAGTAATGGGTAATTTGCTTTGACCTAGGTTTGATAGGCTAGGGTTTAGATTAGATTTTAATACACCAGTCATTATTGAATCAACTGGGTCATCACCTAACAAAGTATATAGTGTGTTTCTGATAGCTGGTTTAAGCGCTGTATTGTTTGCTAACGAAGCTAACTTAGCTGTAGTCATACCACCACCAGCCATGATAGATAATACTTCTACAGGGTTATTTGCTACAGCATTGCTAAAGCTATCCCAATCTTCAAACGTAGCTTTAACCATACCACCAAATGCATCAGCTATTGCACGTTGTTCTTCTCCAATTGTTTCAGCTCCTACTAAATTAAGCAGACCACCAGTTCCTAAATCAATTGCACCTTTTGCCACGTGTTGAGGTGTTGAGAATATTGTTCGTGCTTCATCCATCGCACCAGCAACACCAGTAGGTATTCTTTCAATAAATCGCTTTACTTTGTTTGGGTCAGTAGATGGTTCTTTAAATCTCCAGTCGTGTCTACCGTATGGGTCATTGCGTCTAGCTTCATCTAAATCTGCATAGTATTTGTCTACTTCAGCTTGGCGTTCAGGACTAACCTCTAACAAACCACCAGCAAAATCGCTAACACCATCCCACAGATTACCTAAGCCTTCACTTATTCCATCTTTAATCTCATCTAATAGACCAGCCATCAGTCTGCCTTTGAAACTAATTGAATAGTCGTTGGCTTCATGGTCTCATCAGAGCTTGTATGGTCTATCTGTGTCTTCTCTCCATACTTGTTAGGCACGAGCTTACTAGCTACCCACTTTCTTGCATCTATCTGTAAGCGTGCAACCTGAAATGTTTGATTGTCTGCTTCATCTGCAATAGCTAAGATTTGGTCAGCATGAAACTCTGAGCTGATTGACTTCGCGCGCGTGTATCTATCGGATAATCCATCTATCTTATACATCCAGCGATACCAAGTGTCTGCATTCGGTGTCCACTTCTCTTCTCTACATAAACTGATAACACTTCGACCTGACGCTATCTCTTCTAGCATTCTATCTTCAAGCTCTTCAGAATATATTGTAGGTCTAGCCATTTAGATACCCCGGTTCTTTGCAGTCTTTGCCGCTTGTCTAAAGTTCATAGCAGTTGGTCTACCTTTCTGTCCAGCTTTCCGCATTTTCTCACCACTACCAGCTTTGATTCTTTTACGTTTAGCGTGAATTCTATCATACAATCCAATCTTAGCCATTTAGTTTATCTCCTGTAGGAAAATTATCTCCAAGTATAGTCCAAGCCATTTGGGTATCAATATCTTTTATTGTTTCACCTGTAAGCTCAGAACAATACTCAAGTAAAGCAATGTACAAGTATGGCAATGTATCAGTCTCTCTTATATGAAATTCTTTAAGCTCCTGTGTCTCCACTCTCTACCTCCGCAGTTACTAGACCTCTCCAATCATCCGGCAAGTCAAGTCGTATTCCTAAGTCATCTGCGAAATCTACAACCTTTAGCAAGTGCTTTGACATTTCATTTACAGTTAACTTTGTAGTCGATTTTATCACTACTACTGGTTTGTTGTTAACTTCTTCAATCAAAGGCTCTAAAAATTGACTGCTAAAATATGTATGGAGTGCATCAGGTGAGTTGCCTGTGTCATCAGCAATGATAGAAACTATGCGCCAATAGAATGCGTTTTGTTTAACTGAACGTGATGCGGTGTTAGGTTTAATAGTTACAATAGCTTCAGGTGCATCAGAATTTTTAAACCAAGTGCGTGTCATGTTCTCTAATATATCAGCTTTAGGTTTGTCTCTCTTTAAAATTCTTTGTAGTTTATTACTCATAGTTTACAATTTTATAAGCATATTTAAAAAGCAATTCTTGTTTGATTAAATAAGCATTCTTAGATACTGTATCACCATTACCAACAAACGTTTTGTATTCTAAGTTATTTTCTATGATGCAATCTTTAACTCTTTCCCTCTCTATAAATCCATATTGATTTGGTGTAACAAAAACCCATGTGTCTGCTTTACTAGTCATCAACGCTGAAGGCTTACCATACATACCAATCTCTACTACTAAATTTCCTGTGTACTTACTCTTAAAATCTTTTTTAACTTCATACCGTTTGTGTTTCTCAGGTACGTATATATCCATTTCTTTACAGTAACCCGGAATAATAACTGCACTAGGATATTGGGTCTGTAATAATTTTAAAACATCTTGTTCTGCATTGTGTCCATCTTCTAAGTCTTCTTCAAAGGTATTCACTTCAAACCTTTTTCTTTAAGTTTTTTATCAGTCGCACGTATTGCAAATTCTACAACCTCATCCATAAATTCTTTAGAGTAATACTCATGACCTTGGTCATAGCTGGTGTGACAATTAAAGCATGAATAAAAACCTATATCTCTACCTAATTCATCAGTTGCCTTAATGCCAACTCCATCTGTATTTTTGTGCGCGAAGACTGTGGTCTCTCCCTTGCCCAAGCACCGGTCTAATTTTAGGGTGCATGCTTCATTGCGAGCTGACTTAGTAATTCTATTTTGTTTCATTAAATCCCCAATCAATGAGTTGTCCTATGACATCAGCAACTGAATATACTACTGCTGTGTCTGAACCAGCATCCTCTATTTTTTCTATCATAATTTGTTGATTAGCAGTTAATCTACCTTTAGGAGTTTTGCCATTCTTTGGACGTTTAACCTCTAAAAAAAAAGCAATGCCATTCATTAATAAACACAAATCAGGTATGCCACTCTTTACACCTTCAGCTCTGAATTTTCCTGCCTCACTTTTACTGCGCTTACCACCATTTGGAATAGCAAAATAAAATATCTTTCTAATGTCTAAATACTGACAGATAGCTTTTTGTACTTCATGCTCATCGTTTCTCACTTTTTTTCTTTTACTCTGTCCATAATCATTGTAAATTTGAGCTGGTCACACAACGCAATGATTTGGTCTTCAAGCTCTCCTTTTAGTTTCTTGTCCTCAATCTTACTTAACAATGCCATGAGATTATGGATTGTTTCAGCAACTTCTTCATTCGACATTAGCTTGTAAATTTCCAGTATTCTGACCTAGATAAGTAGCTAATCCATAGACAGCTAAATGAAATTGTGGTCTGTCAGCTTTGATTCTATGTGTTAAACCACTCAAGCTAACTCCCATCATGTCTGCACATTCTTTTTGGGTTAAGCCTAGCTTTTTAATCTCAGCAGGTATAGATTGGTAATAGATTATTCCAGTTGTATTCATATCCTCAATAATTAGTTGACTTAGAATTAATTATATCAAATAAGATACGGGATGTTTGTTGTTTTAGCTTTTTTTTTCTTGTACTTACTTCTCCTTCGGAGACTCTCCTAGGCAAAGCAGAGGGATAAATCCCTTTTTAAAGAGCTTCTTAACTTATCGGGTAATGCCTGAGCTGGGAGTTTTGAGTAAAGAAATCCCTAGAGTAGCCTAGACTAAACTAGAGATTCTCATCGGTATAAAGCCTTCGCAGTATCATCCGAGCCTAACACCATTACAGCTAGTCAGGTTAGAGTCATCGCTACCTTGTAATAGGTACTCAGCCTTCTGCACTCTACGATAGTTACCTATCATCAA